GGTCGCCGTTAAATAGCGAAAACCCGCCGTACTTTACGGCGATGATGGAAACTGTCTGGAAGGGATGCCCTCCGGCAGTCGAAGTTCCTCAGGACGGTTATCCGATTGAGGGACAAAACAATGAAGAAACACCTTCCGCTGAAAACGGCGAAGGTTAATGTCATGGAGGTATAAAAATGGCATATTTTCATGGAGTACGAATTACCGAATCGCCGACACCTTTACAAGTTCCGGCGGAGGTAGAAAGCGCAATGCCCGTTGTAATCGGCGTATCGCCGGTTCACAGGCTCGAAAATCCCTCGTTAGCCGTCAATAACCCGGCGCTGATTTTCAACTATGCGGAAGGCGTGTCTGACATGGGATACATGGGACCAAGGCACTGGAAGAAATTCCCGCTGTCTATGGCTCTTTATTCTCAAACCCGTTTGCATTTGATTTCGCCGCTGGTGATGATCAACGTGTGGAACCCGCTTAAAGACGCTGTTGATGTCGCAGATACGAATGTTCCTGTCATTAACGGCATTGCGGCAATTGACGATCCTATGGCGATGATTTCAACCGTCAGGGTTCTCAATGTGAATGTTGGCCAGCCTGCTTATGTCAGGGAAAGGGATTATGTCCTCTATTACGAAGATGACAAACTGATGGTTGCCATTGTCGAAGGCGGGAGTATCCCGGAAGGCACTTTGTCCCTGAGCATAACGTACAAACAGGCGACAGTCGCCAACATAACCAAAGATGACATCATCGGCGGCATTGACGACAACACGAACAAGAGAACCGGCCTTGAATTGGTCGATCAGGTTTTCCAGTATATGCGGAAAATACCGTGCTTCCTTCTCTGCCCGGGGTGGAGCCATATCGCGGAAGTCGCTTCCGTCATGATGGGCAAAGCCGCGCATCTTGAGGGGGAGTTTACCTGTCTGGCTCTTCTCGACCTTCCGACTACCGGCGATTACGCGAACTACCGCAATCTGCCGAAGTTCAAAAACGACAATTCTTTCGTCAGCCCCTTTGCAATCGCCAACTGGCCTTGTGTCGCAATCGGCGAACAGGTTTATTATCCGTCCGTCCGTCTGGCCGGAATGTTCGGCGAAGTGGACAAGAGCAACGGCGGCATACCGTTTGAACAGGCTTCAAACAAACTGCTGTCGATGACGAACCTCTGCGACGAGGACGGAAATGTAATCCCGATGATGTCCGTTACTCAGGCGAACTACCTGAATGAAAACGGCATTAACACGTTCATCAACATGGACGGCTGGCGCGCATGGGGCGTGAATACAACGGCGTTCCCCGGCAATACCGACATCAAGGATTTTGAAATCTCGGTCAGGCGTATGTTCATTTTCGTTCAGAACGTGGTCAACCGCACGATGTGGCAGAACGTGGACAAACCGATCCGCAGGATTCTGATTGATACCATATTGCTCACCGGGAACGAGTATCTCAATACCCTCATGTCCCGTCAGGCGATTATCGCTGGGCGCGTTGAGTTCCAGAGGGCGACAAACAGCAATCAGAGCATCATGAGTGGAAAACTTTTATTCAAAGTTTACCTCACGCCGTCCAATGCCGCGAAGGAGCTGGAATTTAATTTCAGCTATGACCCCGATGCCCTTGAAGGCTTATTTTAATAAGGAGGATTGACATGAGAGCAGGTATCGCAACAGGCAATAATGTTTTTATGGTCTACGATTCGGAAACCGGAGAGGCCATGAAAGGTGTCGTAACGGTTGAACTTCCGAACTTTGAATTATCGACAGAAGAATTCAACGGCGCGGGTGTCGCCGGAAAAGTTAATGTCGCCTTTCCCGGTTCGATGGAAGCCTTGACCGCTGTTATCAACTGCCCGGTGATTTACGGACAAATAACCAAATACCTTGAATTGGGAACGGTACGCACGATTGATTTACGCAATGAAACCATGGTGAACAATACCGACAACCACGCAAAGGAAAAGGTTCCGAACCGCTGGGTATTGAAAGGGCAATTAAGCGGCTCTAATCCCGGTTCAATTGAGCAGGCCGCGGCTGGCGACGCTCAAATCACTATCCAGTTGAATTACGTTCAGCACTTCTTGGACGGTGATGAAATTATCGAATGGGATGCTTTCAAGTACATCTACAAAGTCAACGGCAAGGATTTAATGGCCGAAACAAGGCAGAACCTTCTCGTATAGGTAAGCCATGAAAAAGTGGACGTACAAAGGCATAAAGCGTTTTTATCCTGAGCTAACCTTTGAGGATTGGCTCAGGATTTGTTCTAAGCGGCAACATCGTAACGCCAACGCGAGCGATGTTGTCGCCGGAATTATTATCAGGGAGGAAAATGAATGTTCATTGGAACAGTGAAAGTAAAACTTTCAAAAGAAACGAAGTGGGAAGGCAAGGACATTTCCAATATCGAATTGGATTTTGGAAAAGTTAATGGCGCGATGATTAACCGCTGCGAGCGCGAGACGTTTAGCGGCGGCAACATATCCGGCCTTAACAGACCCACATCGTCGGAGTATTGCGCGAGGCTTGCCGCAGAGATTTCAGGCATACCGTTCCGCGCAATCGAAAAACTGCCTTTTTATGATTATGAAAAAATCTGGCAGACCGTTTCGGCATTTGTAAGGCATAACGACCCTCAAGAGTTCTACGACCAGTTTACCGAGGGTGATGATGCGGGTTTTACCGAGCCGGCAGGGAAGCCGGAAGGGAACAAACCGAAAACAGGGACAGCGGAAACGAAATAAATGTTTTTGCGTATGACAATCCTGCGAAATTTATCCGCGGGATTTGTTTAGGGCTGGCGGTTGTGGCGCATACTCCGATAACGGATTTGGAAAATATGCCGTTATCGGAATTGCTGTCATATAACGCAGAACTTGAAGCGGTGTTGAAAACTATGGATACGCCGAAGCCGGGAAGGAAATAATGGCAAAGAAAACCGTTTGGGATGTCGCAATTGAAATAAATGGCAAATCTTCCGGCGCGTCTAAGGCAATTATGGACGTGCAAAAAGAGATGAAGAATTTGCAGGCCGCAAACAAGCAACTCAGCAAGGACTTTGGCAATTTTGCAAAGAACGCCGGAAAACTCGCTCTTGGCGTGGTTGCCGGAGTTACAGCCGCAGGCGCGGCGACATTGAAACTTGCCGGGGACTTTGCCGCTGCCGGAGACCAGGCCGCCAAAACAGCCGATTCCCTTGGCATGGGAATTGAGGGATACCAGCGGTTGCGTTACGCGATGGGAACGGCTGGCGTTCAGGCTGAGGAGTTTGACGGCGCAATCCAGAAAATGAGCAACACGATTAAAATGGGAGCAGCCGGAAACGACGCCGCGGCAAAACAGCTTGCCGAAATAGGTTTATCCGCGCAGAAACTCGCAAGCATGAAACCTGAGGAAGCCTTTTCCCGAATATCCGATTATATGCAGACGCTCCCAAATGACGCAGAACGTACCAGAGTGGCAATTCAGCTATTCGGAAAAACTGCCGGGCCAAAGATGATGAACGCCATGAAAATGGGCAGCGAAGGTTTGCGGATGATGGGAGATGAAGCGCAAAGCCTTGGAGTAATTATCACCGAGGAACAGGCAAGGGCTTCTGAAAATTACGGCAGCGCGTTGAGCCGGATGCAAAACGCCTTCTCAGGATTAAAAAATCAGTTTATAGGGAGCGCAATCGGGCCAATAACGCAAGCCTTTGATCACCTTAAAGACGCGATGGTACAGCAGGGACCATTCATTCAGGAACTCGGGCAGAAGTTCGGGAAGTTTCTCGCGGAAGCCGTCCAGAAACTGCCGGAGATAATCGCAAAGATACAGGAATTCGGCTCATGGGTAAAAAACACCGTAACAAGCGTTGCCAATTTTGTCGGCGGTTTCCAGAACCTTGCGAAAATTGTCGCTATGCTGGCAATCGCGCCTACATTCATATCCGGGATTAAAGTAGTCATTTCCCTTTTCAGCGTTTTGAAGGGCGTTATCGGTCTTACCAGCGCGATAACAAAATTATTCGGCGCGAGTTCGGCAGCAGCAGGGGCGGCGGCGGCGGCTGGCGGCGCGGCGGGCGCGACAGGGTTCGGCGCGATGGCGGCGGCTGTTTGGGCGGCGACATGGCCGGTTCTGGCGGTAATCGCGGCGATAGCGGCGGTTATTGCGATAGTTGTTTTGGTCGTAAAAAACTTTGACAAGATAAAAGAAGTCGCCGGGATAGTATGGAACGCTGTTATCGGGTTCGTTAAGAAGGCCGGAGATTTCATAAAGAACCTTTTTATAGGCGTTATTGATTGGGTAAAAACGAACTGGAAGGCGATTGTCCTTTTTATCATCAATCCATTCGCCGGAATATTCAAATACCTCTATGACAATTTTGAAGGGTTCAGAAATTTTGTTGATAATGTCGTTACAGCGGTAAAAAATTTCTTTTTGGGCTTGTGGGAAGGCATAAAAAACATCTTTAGCGGTGTCGGTGATTTTTTCAGCGGCGTTTGGAACGGCGTGAAGAACGTCGCAAGCAGCGCATGGGGCGGTATTAAGAACATAGCCGGGAAAGCGTGGGAAGGCATAAAGGGCGGGGCTTCAAAAGCCGGGGAGTTCCTAAAAAACAACTGGAAAACAATCGCGGTCGGCATGGTGAACCCTTGGGCTGGCGGTTTGAAAGCCATGTATGACCACAATGAGACGTTCCGCAATTTTGTAGACGCTTCATGGGCGAAAATTAAAGACATCACCGGGAAAGTTTGGGACGCTATGCCCGATGGCGTGAAAAACGTATTTATAAAAATCAGCGACACGATAAAAGGCGTTATTGACGGAATAAAAAGTTTTTTCTCCGGCTTATGGGACGCGATAAAGCAGGGACCGTCCGCGACATTGGAATATTTGAAAAATGCGTTCTTTGGCCTGTTTGAAAACATCAAACAAAAGATAGAATCCTTTGTTAATTTCTTCAAAGAGAAAATGGAAGCGGTAAAAAACTTCTTTGGCGGTATCGGTGATAAGGTCGGCGGTTTTGTCGGCGGCGCGGTCGATAAATTCAAGTCAATTCTCCCCGGACACGCAGAGGGCGGCATATTTACGCATCGGCACATAGCGGAAATCGCCGAAAGGGGCGCGGAAGCGGTAGTTCCGCTGAATAACAGCCCGCAGGGTTTCGATATTTGGAAACAAGCCGGGGATTTCGGCGGTTACATCGACAAAATGAACCA